CCGAACCGGCCGGCATGGCGCCGCAACCTCCCGGCGCGACCCCTCCGGGCGAGCCGCCGAATGGACTCCCGGCGACACCAGCCGATGCGCCGCCCGCGGCTCCCGGAGGGGAATCACCCGCAATGCCGCCTTCGCCCGCGCCTGAGGTTGGCCCTCCGTCCGGCGATATTCCGCCAGAGGCTCCCGATGCCGACCAGGATCGTGAACGGATGCGCCGCTACGCCGCTCTGGACGAACTTGATCTCGAAGACGATGAAATCGAGGAGTACGTTCGCGGTCGGAAGCGGCGCAAGGGTCGCCGGAAGCACTATGAGGCCGGCGACGTGGATCCCGGCGACGAAGGCAACCCGGCGGCGGCCGACGTCGAGGGTACGCTCGGACCGCACGGGACGGGCGCCGCTGATGATGAGACGGATGCGGCCGGCGAGTACCAGACCGCCCGGCCACCGCAGAAGTACCAGCGGAACGGCGAGGTGCTCGCCCTCCGGCGCGAACTCGATGCGATGAAGCAGCGGCTCGAACGCACGCACAGCCAGGTCGAGCAGGAACGCGGCGCCCGGATCGACGCCGAGCGGTACAGCATGCTGGCCGAGCGCCGGTCGATGTACGCTTTTGACCTGGACCGAGAAGTCGATCGCTGCCGCTACGGCAAGATGAGCGACCAGCAGTTCAGCGAGCATCTGGAGGGAATCGAGGAGAACTACAAGCCGATTCCGATCGGGGAGCAAATCCCGACCTTCACCCCCCAGGCCCAGCGGGCAGCCGACACCGCGCCCAACCGACCCGGTGCCGGCGCGGCTCGGGAGCGGTACAGCAAGGAGCATTCCGACCAGGCGCGGGCGTGGTGTGAACGGCGGGCAACGGCAGGACTGCCCTACGATTACGGAACCGCCCTGGAAGCCCTGCGAGCAGGCAAGACGCTCCCCGAGTAAGCCTGACCTTACGCAAGACACCGTGCAACCAATACTCCACGCCTGACACCAAAAACCTGAAACCTGAACCCTCACAAGGATTTCCACCATGCCCAACACGTCTCCCCACCTGCGAGCCGGTGGCGATATTCGCCCGTGCCGGTTTGTCATGCTCTCCAGCTCGGCCGATCGTACCGGCCTGCAGGCGACGGCCAACGCGCCGATCATCGGTGTCAGCCAGGAGGGTGGCAGCTACCCGCCGCTGAACGATCTTGTGTCCGACCATTACGCCGCGCGGACCGGCCAGTATTTCCGGCTGTTCGGCGATGGCGACTACGCCCTCGTGGAGGCCGGCGAGGCGTTCGGTCGCGGTACGCGGCTGAAGGCGGACGCGGACGGCAAGGCCGTCGCGATCGCCACCACGGGCACGGACCGCCAGAACATCGGCGCTGTGGCGCTTGAGTCTGCCGGGGCGGCCGGTGAATTGGTCCCGGTCCAGGTGCTCAGCATGCGCGACACCCGGCCGGCCCTGACGTAATTCGCCAGCAAACCCATTCAGCAACCAGACCAAACGACCATTTCGCACGCCCACGCGAAATCAAACTGACAATCAAAGCGGGAGGTAGCCTGGACGAGGAAAACAATCCATGCCCGCTGCATACCCAAGTGCCTATAACACGTTCATTCGCGATCACGACGCATCGAACAAGATGGTCGTGGACTTCGCGAGGAACATCGCCAAGTTCGCGGTGAACAAGTACGTCCAGATCGTGCCGGTGAAGGCCGTCACGGGCTACTTCCTCCGCATGACCATTGAGGAGGCGGGCCGGATCGTCTACACCGACCTGCGGAACTTCATCTGGCCGGACGGCCAGGAAGCCCCGACCGGGGTGGACGGGAACGAATCGTTCGAGTGGTTCCCCTTCCGGACCGAGCGGTTGGCCTATCCGTTCCAACTCGGCGACCTGACGGTCGATCAAGCCTCGTGGAACATTCTCGCCCAGCATGCCTCGATCAAGGCCCGCCAGGCGATGACCGCGCGGACTCAGCTTGCCATCACGGCACTGACCAACGCGGCCAATTACGATGCCTCTCACATCATCGACGTCACCGGGTTGGCCGGCAACTCGGGAACGTGGGAGCAGAGCACCACGGCCCGGCAGGACATCAAGCGGAGCCTCCAGGCCGCCGCCGAGATCATCCTCGACGACACGCTCGCCGCGGTGGACCTCGACGACCTGATGGTCGTGATCAACTCCGCGATGGCCGCCCGGTTGACCCAGTGCCAGGAAGTCGTGGACTACATCAAGGGCAGCCCCGAGGCCCTCGCCCAGGTGCGCGGCGAGATGGCCGGCAGCAACACGATGTACGGCCTGCCCGACAAGCTGTACGGGTTCCCGATCGTGGTGGAGAAGACCCGCAAGGTCACCACGCGCAAGGGCGCCACCACGGCCCGGAGCCAAATCCTGCCGACCGCAACGCCCTTCATGTGTGCCCGTCCCGGCGGCCTGGTGGGCGTGGCCGATGCCCCGAACTTCTCCACGTGCGTGATCTTCGCCCAGGAGGAGATGTCGGTCGAGACCCTGAAGGACGTCAACAACCGCCGAGTCACTGGGCGCGTGGTCGAAAACATCGCCGCTTCGGTCGTCGCGCCGGTCTCGGGCATCCTGTTCACCAACGCGGCGTAAGAGTCGCCCAGGAGGGCGGAGCCGCCCAGGAGTCTCCATCGCATGGCATTTGCGGACTTCGAGGACCTCGCGGCGCGGTACGACGCGCGGCTGATTCGTGACCTGGCGTCCGATTCGGGAATCCCCGTTTCGGACGCCGAGGCCGGATCGGATCCGCGTATCGCCGCCGCGCTGGACGATGGCGCCGGTCGGATTCTCGCCGCCTGCCTCAACGGCCGGATTTACAGCGAGGACGATCTGCTAGCCCTCGTTGGTAGCAGTCTCGCACTGCTGAAGAGGATCAATTGCGAGTTGGCCGTCGTGTTCCTGATGGGCCGGCGACTCGACAAGTTCACGTCCGAGGAATACCAGCGGGCCATGGAGGCCGCGGAAGCGTACCTGGATCGGCTACGCAAAGGCGAGCGGCTCTTCCAGGTGCCGGCCAACCTGGACGCCACGGTCCCCGAAATCGACGGCCCCCACGTGACCACGTACAACCGGCTGAATTTGCTCCCGGAGCGATGCCGGCCGTTTTACCCGAATCGTGCACAACGATTGCCAATAGGACGAGAGGGTTGATATTATGCCACCGCAAATTCAGGTTGCCGGGCTGGCGCCCATCAAAGTCGACGGCGAGCTGCTCGGCTACACGCGCAATGGCGCCGACACGACCAAGGAAGCCTACTGGCTCGACGTGCCCGGCGACGAGAACGGCGGCGACGATGGCCCGCCGATCGACGTGCAGTATCTTGGTGAGATCGCTCGCGTTCGATTAGAAATGACCAAGTGGGACGAAACGGTCGCGAATAAGGTCCGTGCGCGGGTGAAGGGCGCCGAGGCCGGGACGACGGCCACACCCGGAACCCTCATGGCCGCCGGCGGCAAGACGGTCACGCTGACAATCGACTCCCCGCAACTGAAGCGGCACTTCTACAAGGCGTTTCCCCGGATGCCGATCGAGATGAACCGTGGCACGAAGTTCAGCACGCTCGTGTGCGAGTTCGAGTGCCACAAGGACGGAGTGACCGGCCAACTGTATACCGATGCGGCTTCCTGATGGAGCGAGTAAGCTCCCCGAGGTGCCCGCGCCCTTAACCCACGCAACGCAATGAGATGGTTTTTCGATTTGGTTACCGCGATCTTCCGGCGCCGCCGGCAACGGCGGATGGACCTGCTCCGCTATTGGGCCGGCGATGGGTGGCGGTACGGCGATCCGTTCGCGATCTACCGGAAGCTCTGGAACCACCCCGAATTGAACATCGAGGCCCAGGCGCCCCTGGTCGACGCCGGGCAGGAGCCGGAGACCACGATTTTCGTTACCGCTCTGGCCGAGGTGTTCGGTGTCGAACGGTGGGATCCCGAAACGCGCCGCGGTTTGACGGATTGGGAAATCCTGGACTGTTTCCAGCAACTGAACGAATACATGCTGGCGCTAAAAAAAAATACCAGTGGGTGGCCGACCTC